ATCCTCCTGTTGAATAAAATCCAGTTCCTTTGAACTGAACCGCTGGTGTATTGTAAATTCTACTAGACACTTGCCCACAAATGCAAGCGACTTCATCATCTCGCTCTTCAACTTTGCGATTTATAACTGTAAGTGAGTGGCACTTACGACATCTGTACTCATAGTTAGGCATCATCTCTCCAATCTATCGGTGTCGGTGCGGTACTGATAGCACCACACTCTTTACATTCCTGTCTTAAGTCATACCAGGAAACTTCTCTTGTCTCATCATCCCACATCACTGTGATTACAAACATCTTGCAACCACAGATACAGGTTAGGATGGGCTTGCCTCTTAAGTCTAACATCAGTACCAGTTTCTTGAGACGTGATGCGACCAAGCCCTGCAAGGTGTTTGATAGCGGTGTTGGATGTAGCGGTAGGCATTGAGTATCTGTATCGCTGGGTCTGAGGACTTCTCCTTCAACATCTGCGCTATACCATAGGCACTACTACCCTGTTGATTCTTGGCGAAGTTATCGAAGCGACTCTCTTTAGTAAACAACTTATAGATACATTGTCTCTGTCTTAAGTCCCAACCATAACCTGCCTTGGCAAACTTCATAGCCATTACTTTGTTGTCGTGCTTCTGCTCCATCGTTGCCTTGGTCTGCGCCTTAACTGGGTGCTTAACCTCTACCCCCACATTGACATTGACATCATTGCCGAATGGTGCAAATAGAATGACTGCCGTGATGACTGCGACTGCTATTAGTTTTCTTTTCATCCGTATAGTTTAGCAAGTTTCGCCGTAACGTTGCGTCTATGGCGTTGCTCACCCTCCATAATTTGTTCATTATCCCTGTTACCACGCAACTTATACCGCTCTGAGGTAAGTAATCCACCCCAGATTGTGCCACTGCCACCCCAGAATTGGATGTTCTCATCTCTGAGTCCCTCTTCCAAGCACTTATCTTTGACTGGACACACACGACATAGACTGATTGCTTCGATACTGCGTAGTACCTGCAACTCTTGTTCGTCTGCGTGCATACTGTTCTGATAGTGCCATAGGTCAGGGTCAGGGTGTTGATTGCAATTACCTTCTGCGTGCCAACTAATGTCTCTCATCCGATTACTCCTGTAAAATAAAGAATTGTTATAAGCCCAAGTATGGGTATCCATAGTGCGCCAGCACCGCCAATAAAAAATACTGCGTAGATTGCAAGGCTATGCTTGACTAACTTCATACTGCCTTAAGACTTAAGACAGGTAAGACATTGACTGCGTTGCCTTTGTATTCATCTACCCAACTAATGTTTGAATGTACTTGGTGTTCATACAACCATTCGTCTTGTTCAGTACAGGTCATAGTGTTCCATTGCTCTGGCAATTGTTCGTCAGGTTTAAGCCAGACATTAACAACCTTGACTCCCTTGGTTTCATACACCACTTGGAAATGATTAGTCATCTGTTGCTATCTCCAACTCTTCGACCTCGAAGAAATACTCCACGTTGTAACTTGTATCCGATTCTCTAAGCGCATTGCGTACTGCAATACCTTTGTCTCGTGCTTCCTCGAAGGTAGCAAACTCATCTGATGAAGTGTAAACAACCTTGCATACCTTAACCTCATAGTGTGTCATCTTCGTCCCCCTCTGTAACAAATCCTAAATCCTTTAGTGCTTGAATCGCTTCGTGTAATGTCTTAAGTGCTAAGCGTTGTTCCTCTAGTGTGCTCATCTTATTCTCCTGTCTTGGGGCAGTCATCGTATGGGTATTCGTGTGGTTCTGTATCTTCACACATACAGAATCCAAACTTATAGACTTGTGTTTCGTGTGTCAACTCTGCTAACTCTGACCAACTAATCGAACTCTCACTCATTGTGAATCTCCTGTCTTAAGTAGTGAGTTACCTTGCAACTTCTTATGTATTTGTTCTGCTGTGTAATCATACGACTGGCTTGCTGTGCCGTCAACCCCTTCTGTCCATACAACTTTGCGATGGTCGAACCTAATCGTTGCGCCGTTGCCATACAAACTCATCAGTAAACTTGCGCCCTCTGTGTGCTTGGTACTTGCTACGTACTCGCCTTGTGGTGTATAGACTTTCCATTGTGGTGATGCTGCCATTTTATTCTCCTATCATTTCGTCGTTGATTATTAAACCTAACACTGCTAACATTATGATTGGCACCACTGCTATGAATAGACCAGTCATTTGTTTTCTTCTGTCTTAAGTGGTGGATTCTGAATCTCTCCAGCCATAACTAGCACTGCTTCTACGTGTTCCAGTGCCTTGGCTTTGCGCTTATAGTTTGTGCCTAGCATTTGGTTTGCTACTGCTAGTGTGTTGATACGGGCTGACATCTTCATACCTGTCTTGACTTCTAACTTAAGACTTGAGTACAAGGTGTGTAGTCTGAGTAAGTTCATCGCGTCCTCACCTCCGCACCCTGTAAAGTTTCCGTCTTCATCGTAATCAAATCCTGCTCGTCCCTTAGTTACTGCGTCTAGTGTTTCGTTAGGTAACATTTTGTTATTCTCCTGTCTTAAGTAGTAAGTATTCTCTATCACAAGCGGGGCAGTAGCCTCGTGCCTGTTGGTTCGTGTGGTATCCGAATCGGTGACCCTCTAGATACATCTTCAAGATTGAGTCTTGAATTGCTACTGGGATTCCTTGGTCGTATAGTGCTAGTGCTTGCTCTTTTGTTTCCATTTGTTTTCTCCTGTCGTTGTTGTTGGTTGTATTATTGTACTGCTCTACTGCTGTTGTCAACTCTATTTGATGTGGTCTTTGTCTCACGTCTTAAGTAGTAACCGTGCGAACACTGGCTAAGTTCTATCAAGCAATCTCCGCACATTAGTTGTCCTCCTTTAACTTTGTCTGACACTTGGAACAATAAACGTCCTGACTTTCCCAATAACCTGCGCGACCGCAATGCCACCAAGATACGTCGCTGTCCTCTTTCAATTCCCACTTACTCATTTACTTACCTCCTAAGTAGCACTCTGTCAACGTACCCCAGCAGTAGCCGTTCTCTGTGTAGTGGATTCGCGTGGCTAAGGTATACATAAGGGTGACAACTCCCACCCAAAACATAACTCGAACAACTGTTCGCACTCTGTAATAGTTCTTATGTCTTAAGTTGTTAGTCATTTGCTTTTCCAATCATCTGACCTGTTCTGATTCCAGCAATGAGGCTTCTCAATGTGCGCTCTGCCTCTGCCTTGGTGCCTCCTAGGTAGTCACTGAAACCGCGTGGCTCCCAGTGTCCTGAACCGTACTTGCTACCGCCTGAGAAAAAGATTCTGTAGGCGCGTCCGTAAGTCTTGCTCCCTAGTTGTAACACAAGGTGCGGGCGTTTGTTTGATTCGTATGTTGCCTCGATTACTTCGCCCTCTAACAAGGGTTGGACTAGTTCTTCCAATACCGCAACAAGGCGGTCTAAATCCTCTACTGTTGTTTGCATTTTATTTCTCCTGTCTTAAGTCGTTAGTTGTTTGCTTGGATTGTCTGAACGTTTGCTGTGAACTTTGTCTTCTTGCCTAGTTCGCTGTCATTTAGTGCTGTGATTAGTGCGTCGATGTCTTTAGGGCTGTTCGCGTTGTTGTCGATAGATAACAAGCGGGAACCCTGCCAAATTGAGTACGTGATTTTCATTTCTTGCTCCTGTCTGTTTGTGTAGTTGTATTTTTGTACAACTGCCCGCGAATGTCTATCATTTACGGGTGTGAACTGTGTCACACGTGCCCCCGTTGGATTGTGAATCCGTACCCGCTAGGCGGGGGCTGTTATGTCTTAAGACTTATTCACCGTCCTCTTCTTCAATTTTGAATTCTGTCTCGCACTCTTGGCACATTGGCTTGCACTTTTCTAGTGTCTTAAGACTTAGGCGAATCGAATCTCCACACTCGCACTTTGCCACGGGTAGATTCTTATTTCTTCCCTTAGGCTTGGCGGTGCCTCCGTCGCTGTCGGCTGTCAACTTTAGGGCTTGTTCGATTAGGCGGAGAGGTTCTGCCCATCGCTCGGCGCATTCATCGGATACGGTAGTGACCGAGAAACCAATTCGCGGGGCTTGGGTAATCGTTAAGCCTAAGCCCTCGGCGCGGGCTTTGAAGTTCTTGTTGTGATACCCGTCACCACTAGTACCCTTTACGCCCTCCTTGTTGTCGATTGAATGCGCTGTCTCGTGTAGTAATGTGCCGAGAATCTCGCGCGCCTCGCGCTTGGCGATGGTTATGAAAATCTCGTGAAATGTCTCCGCACCTGATGCCCAAGGTGTCCAAGGTGTGAAGTGCCCGTGTACGGTTGAACTTCTGCCAGTGACGATTGTGGCGCGGGGTGCACCTGTCTCCTTGGCGATAATCTCGTGAGCCATTTCTAACGCCTTGGTGATTGTTGAGAGGTTCTCAACCTTGGCACCCTTGGCGAAGATGTCTCCCGCTGTCACTGTCTTCTTAGTTGCTATTGCTGTCTTCATTTTGAAACCTTTCCTTCTTAAGTCGTAACGGCTAACGATTAACCGATAAGCCAAACTTAATGCATAGTTGTACACCTGTCCAATCGAAACCCCCTTTTGAAGATGAACAGAAGATGAACTCTACCTGAGTTATTCCTGAGAATAGTTCCCCTCTGTTAAGGGATAGTTGAAAGTTCAATTAAATCTTAAGGGTCGATAAGTCGACAATTGAGGAATGACTTCCCCCCCTCGGATTTGAAAGGGGGATAGTTCAACCAAACACATTTCACTAATTCCATTTATAAATTCATTTATAACAAAAGTTATAAAAGAATGGCACCCGTTCAAGGTGCCTTATGTCCTAAGTCAGAGAAGAATAAGTAAATGTCGACAAATAAATAAAGAGATGTCAGTGTATAGTTATGACCCAGGGTCTTTATAATGTCAGTTAGGTGTATGTATATGTCTCCCATTAAAATTTTCTGTTATATTCACCCCCCCTTAATATAGCCTCTGACCAGGGCTTTTGTTGCCAGAGGGCAACTTTTATAAAATATTTCCGAACCTTGTGTTCGGTTTCGGTACTTCCTACAGGTTATCTTATATGTAAAGATTTAATCTTTATAGTTCTAAACGAACTCGCTTCGTTTGGGACTACGCTCGTTCGTTAGTTATAATATATAAATAACTAACTGACTAAATGTTGAGTAAACGCCAGAGTTATGCCGTTAAACGGATAGCGTTATTATACCGATATAGGGGACTCTATTATGGCTACTAGAGGGCGCAAGCCTGGCATTCAAAACATCTCTAAGGCTGAGGCTCAAGAGAAGATGCTCCTGCTCCTAGAGCAAGGGGCGACCATCACAGCGGCTATGTCAGCGGTGGGACGCAACGATGTTACCTTCCGCCAGTGGTCAATGCAGGACCCTGACTTCAAGGAACGAGCCGACAAAGCCCGCCTCCAGGGTAAAGGCATCAAGGCTGACCTTAAAGAGTTAAAGGATATCTCCTTCCCAGACTTTTGTGAGCAGTTCTTAGATTCTAAGATGTTCCCTCACCAGTTGAACTGGCTCGACCTAATTGATGGGGTACCACCCCGCTGGCAACCCGCAGGTATGACTTATGAACCTAGCGACCCTGACCGTGTACTTATCAACGTACCGCCTGAGCACGCTAAGTCGACAACTATCACAACCAACTATGTGACCTATCGAATCGTCACTAACCCTAACATTCGAGTCATCATTGTCTCTAAGACTCAGGGTATGGCTAGAAAATTTTTGGGCGCGATTAAAACCCGCCTTTCACACCCTGCCTATATGAAGATGCAGACAGCCTTCGGTCCCAACGGTGGATACCAGAAGGATGCAACCCAGTGGGCAGCAGATATGATTTACCTGGGAACAGGACGCGACTCTGGCGAGAAGGACCCTACGGTCCAAGCCTTGGGTATTGGTTCTCAGATTTACGGTGCTCGTGCTGACTTGATTATTGTCGACGATGCTGTGATGGGTACCAACGCCCACGAGTGGGAAAAGCAGATGGAATGGCTTCAGAAGGAAGTTATCACCCGTCTTGGTCGACACGGTAAGTTAATTATCGTTGGTACCAGAGTGGCACCAGTAGACCTATACAAGATGCTACGTGAACCAGGGCAGTGGAGCGGTGGAGAAAGTCCTTTCACTTACTGCGCTATGCCAGCAGTTTTAGAATTTGATGAAGACCCTACACAGTGGAAAACATTGTGGGCAGAAACTGACCGTCAAGAAAATGACAAAGACGAGCAACTGCCAAATGGTAATTATCCAAAGTGGGACGGACAATCTCTATTCAAGCGTCGTTCTCAAGTATCTCCTTCCGTGTGGGCTATGGTCTACCAGCAAGAAGATGTCACAGAGGATGCAATTTTTTCTCCGACCTGCGTTGCAGGTTCTGTCAATGGAATGCGTAAGCGTGGTCCATTAAAACCTGGAGTGCCAGGACATCCTCAGCGCGTTGAAGGTGCACACACCATCATTGGACTTGACCCTGCTATGGCAGGTGCTACAGGTGCGGTAGTAGTTACTTACAACCGTGCCGATGGCAAGATATATGTTTTGGATTGTGTCAATATGACAGAACCAACTCCACAAAAGATTCAAGACCTCATTGAAGAATGGGTTCAGAAGTACCGCCCTCAAGAACTGCGTATCGAAATCAACGCACACCAGAAGGCATATGCACTTGACGACAACCTACGCCAGTACTTGGCACAGTGGGGATGTCAATTGAACTCACACTTTACTGGTAAGAATAAATGGGACACATCATTTGGTGTAGCGTCAATGGCAGCACTCTTTGGCAATACACGAGATGGACGTTTCCAAGATAACAACCTGATTGAACTACCAAGCAATGAAGGCTCTGAAGGTCTTAAGACACTAGTTCAAGAGTTGATTACCTGGAAGCCTGATACTAGAAACCCTACAGACTGCGTAATGGCACTGTGGTTTGCAGTCATTCGTGTACGCGAGTTGATGCAAGCGGGTTCTCGCTTACAGTCATATACGCAAAATCGTTGGGCTACAAGAGCACAGAAATCAAACCGAGTCTCAATTAACCTTCAAGAGGTCATAGCAGACCAATGGTCAGAGCAGTACGGATAAGGAAACCAAATGGCATTATCAAAGCAACAGGTGTTTGCGAGAGTTGAATCTCTCCGTCACCTTAATGGAGAACGCGACCAGCGTAACCTTGACGTACTCGCAGTCCGTAAGGGAAAGATTGCAGAAGTATACCCTGACTTCTTTCCAGAGGGCATCGATTCTAACGTAGTTGCTAACTTCATTGACATTGTTGCACGTGACCTATCTGAGGTTATGGCACCACTGCCAGCAGTAAACTGCTCAGCAGCCAACGCTGTGAATGACCGCGCACGTAACTTCGCTGACAAGCGCACACGTATTGCGTCTAACTACTTCTCACACTCAGACCTTTCAGTACAGATGTACCAAGGTGCCGACTGGTACCTAACCTATGGTTTCCTCCCGTTCGTAATTGAACTGGATGAAGAAGCAAAACTGCCACGTATCCGCATAGAAAACCCAGTGGGTGCTTACCCAGAGTTTGACCGCTATGGACGTTGTGTGGCATTTGCTAAGCGATACTCAATGACGCTAGGCGAACTCGTATCTCAGTTCCCTGACTACGAATCCCAGTTACTCGGACAACGAGGATACGACCAGGATTTGACAGCCCAGGTTGAGATGATTCGTTACTACGACAAAGACCAATCAATCATCTACGTGCCAAACAAGCAGAACCTTATCTTGTCACAGGCAGCCAATCCAATTGGTAAGATGCACATTGTCGTTGCTCGTAAGCCATCTATTGACAGCGAACTCCGTGGACAGTTTGACGACATCCTCGGTATTCAATTGCTTCGTAATCGTTTTGCTTTACTTGCTATGGAAGCAGCAGAAAAGTCTGTACAGGCACCAATCGTATTGCCTACAGATGTTAACGAACTGCAACTTGGTGGAGATGCTGTTATCTACACATCTAACCCAGCAGGTGTACGCCGCGTAGAACTTAACGTTCCGCAGGGCGCATTCCAGCAATCACAACTACTCAACTCTGAACTACGTGTTGGTGCTCGTTATCCTGAGGGACGTACAGGAAACATTGACGCATCAATCGTTACAGGTCAAGGTGTACAGGCTCTTATGGGAGCCTTTGATACTCAAGTTAAATCTGCACAAGCAATCTTTGCTGCAGCACTACGTGATGTAATCAGCATCTGTTTTGAAGTAGATGAACTTATTTTCCCTGAAGAAAAAACAATTCGCGGAGTAGATTCGGGTTCACCTTATGAAATTACTTACAAGCCTTCTAAAGATATCAAGAGTGATTATTCTGCCGATGTTCGTTACGGTATGCTTGCTGGTCTTAATCCCGCGCAAGGTCTTATCTTTATGCTACAAGCATTGGGAGGCGGACTAATCTCCAAGGATATGGCGATGCGTGAACTACCATTCACAGTAAACGTCACTCAAGAACTTGAGAAAATTGAAATTGAAAATATGCGTCAAGCACTTCTCGGTGGTATTACTGCAATGGCTCAGGCTATTCCAGCAATGGCAACTCAGGGACAAGACCCATCAGAGATGGTAAATAAAATTGCTGCGGTTATCAAGGCACGTCAAAAGGGTACTGCCCTAGAAGACGCAATTGAAGCCACATTTACTCCGCAGCAACCAGTTCCTCCTGCTGGGCAAGCATCTATGGTCGAGCAACCGTCCCCTGCTCCCGCCGCTTCTCCAGCAGGAGGCGCTCTTCCTCCAGAGATGGCAGCAGAAGGCGGAGTACCACCTGAGTTAGCACCACAAGCACGACCAGATATTCAAACTTTAGTGTCAGCATTGACATCAAGTGGTAAAGGTTCAGCAAGAGTAGCAACAACTACACGTAGATAACAGAGGCGGGGACAATGACGACAATTATTGGCGTACAAAACGCAGATGGTTGCGTCATAGCATCTGATTCACGAGTTGCTGAGGGTGGAAAAGTTTACACACATCCTGAAATGGTAAAGGCGGTTGAACGTGGAAGTTACATTATTGGTGGTGCTGGTGACTATCGTGCTCTGCAAGTGGTACTCCACGGGTGGTCGCCTCCACTAGTAACAGCAAAGGCTAAGACAAACCTTTATGAGTTTGTGATTAACAAAGTAGCACCATCACTTAAGACAACATTGCTTGAGGCAGGTATTGACTTTGGTAAGTCAACAGATAACGATGACAAGTTTGAATTACAACTCATCATTGGTGTCAATGGAACTATCTTTGAATTAGACAGCGACTTCGCAGTTGCTATGAATGACACAGGACTTTATGCAATTGGTTCTGGTGGAGATTACGCACTAGGTGCGCTCCACGCAGGAGCAACAATATTAGATGCAATGAGAATTGCAGCAGTTAATAACAATGGAACTTCGGCTCCATTTCACATTCTTGAACAAGAAACTAAGTAGGAGGCGCAATGACTACTGCACCAGAGAACAGAGGCGGATTCCGCCCTACAGCAGCGCAGAACAACCCTGCAAACGTTTCAGCAACAGGTGGCGCAGGTCAAAGCGGTATCGCTGACCTTAACTACACAGGTATGCCATACGGACAGAACCAAGAACTTAACCAAAGCCGTGTAACAGGTAATGCTGCAGTTGCATCAACACAACCTGAGCCAGTAGCGACTATGCCAAAACTTCCAGAGATTACTCCAATTGATGCACCATCTGAGAATCCTGACCGTCCAATTACATACGGTATGCCATTTGGCGAAGGAGCAGGTCGCGAGGTTAATCCTCTTCCAGTAAAGATTCCTTACGAGGGTGACCCATCAGTTGATGTCATCCGCGCATTGTATGCACAGAATCCTCGCAACGAAGACTTGCGATTCATAGTAGAAACTATTGATGCGCGTCAACAAGCAGGTGCATAGTGCCGTTAAAGTACACGCTTAACAATGGTAAACTTGAGGTCAATGACCCTGTAGGTAAAGTATTAACCGCTGAGGACTACAAAGCACAGGCTGCTTTTGCTCAGGCATCTGCTGTTAATCCAAATCAGGCTGCAACAATTTTGAACAACGCACAAGGAAACCTTATGTCTCCTGGCGTTCTTTCATCATTGTCTAACCTTCAGGTCAATGCACAGAGTGGCGTAGCAAAGAGTATTGCTGAGATTGATGCACAAACTCGCGAAGCACGTATGGCTAACCAAAAGGATTTAGCACAGAAGCGCAAGCAAGAAGAGTTTGATGCAAGTCTTAGAGGAACATTCTGGCGTGGAGTTAAAGGTGCCGTAAAGGGTGCTACAACTGTCCTTGCAGTTCCATTCCAGACCATCAATGCAACATACCGAAATGTTGTTGATGAGGTACAGGACCGTGGAATTATCTCAGGTGTTGCAACGGGTCTAAATATGAACCCATTCCTTAGCACTGACGAGAAGGCTCGCGTTGCTACAAACATTACTAATCAAACTGTTGTTGGTCAGATTTTCAACCAGAGCGTTGACAAGATTAAGAACAAGAAGAATCCATTTATCGATATTGACACTGGTAAGGGATTCTTTGTATCTGAAGAGACAGGCGTAGGACACGCTGCTCGTCAGGCATCACTTGATACTGCAAAGATTGCTATTCGTGATTCACGCGGTAAAGTTATTGGCTATCAGCCACGTTCTTTTTTTGGTGATTCAGTCTACGCTGTATCTCCACTAGGAAGCCCTGAGACTAAATGGGGTTCAGTAATCTACCTTGCTGCAGATATCGCAGGTTCATTCTTCACTGACCCAGGTATTGCTAAGGCTCAGAAAGTCAAGGAACTACGTAAACTTGCACAGCAAGAGCGTGTTGCAGGTGCAATGGGTGTTGCTGCTAAGTACGAGCAGGAAGCAAACGTTCTCGAAGAGGCTTTAACAAAAGAAGATATTGCTCGTAAGGCTGCAATTAAGCAAGCAGATACAATCAAGAATTCTAAACTAGATGACTACAAGCAAAAGGCAGTTGATGCTCGTAACGCTTGGAGTGGTAAGGCTGAAGAGGCTATCAAGGCAAGCACTTCAGTTCGTGTTGCACAGAATCGACTAGATGAGATTGTTGCTGCAGAGACAAAAGCACAACAAGAAATCAAAGACGCTACCGCTGCACTTAAGGAATTAACTGCAACTGCTAAGGCACCTGTAACTATCGCACGTACAGAGAGTGCTATTGCTAAGCAGACAAAGATTCTTGACCAACTTAAGGCTGATAAGGCTGAGGCATTAGCCGCTGGTCGTATCTCTATGACAACTGATGAAGAACTTGCTCAGTTGGCTAACACAATTGATACACTTAAGACACGACTTGAAGAAGCAAAGAACCTTTCAAAGAATGATATTCCTGCAGAGGATGTACTCATCGCTGCTAAGGAATCAGTTGAGGCTGCTAAGCGTCGTCTTGCAGAGGCTAAAGAGGCTAAGGCTTTCTCAGCAAAGCAGGTAGCAGAGCGTACTCGCAATGCAAAGATTACTGCTCGTGCTCGTGAGGTTGCATCTCGCGATGCTGCTAAGAAGACTGCTGCAGAGAAGAACCTTTCTAAGGTACTCGATGATGCTTCATCTACTCTTGACGAGAAGTTAAATGCTTGGGAGGCTGCAGTACGCGAGCGCACAGGAGTTGCTAACTCATTTGAGCGCAGTGGACTTGACTACAAGCAGGTTGCTGAATTCCTTACAGGTGGATATGGAACTATTGCCGTTGACCGTCTAGTCGATATGACTGACTGGAAGGCAATCTGGCGCAAGTCAGGTGGACGTATCGATTCAGATACAGCACGTGCTCTTGCAAATGCAACAAACAAAGAAGAAGTTGTTGACATTCTTGCTCCTTATATTAAAAAGGGTGGAGTACAAGAGGGTGCATTACGTCCAGGAATCCTTGAGCGCACAGGCGCACGCATCTCTGACCGTACACAATTTGCTGCCCCACTAGGTAAGTACCTAACTGGCGTAGGCGCACGTGTTGAATCACGTATCAACGAGCACAAGAAGACTGCTGCAGTATTTCAAGCAGCAATGGCTGGCACAACTAAGGCTAAAGATTTCCTATCACGTGAGTACAAGACTAAGGTTAAGTCTGGCTCTATCATAAACATCCACGATAGAGAAGAACTACTACGTGCTGCAGAAGATTTTGGTGTAGCAGCCAAGTTGGACAAGGCTGTACTAGATAACATCATTGACGAGATTGCAGATGCTAAGTCAGCATCAGTTGCTGGTTACGCTGCATCTGTCAAGTTGCTAGAAGCAGTCTTTACAAAGAGCGGCGCTAAGGTACCTGAGTACTTACAGCCAGCATTCCGTAGGGCTACAACAGCCTTCAAGGAAAGCAACGAGCAGATGTCTTCATACTGGGCATCTCGTCACGCTGCTGGTGCTGAGTTAAAGTACATCACTCTTAATGGTGAGCAGATTGTAATGCAGGGACCACACCTTGGTTCTGAACTTCTGAACTCAACCATCTACTTGCCACCTACAGGTGAGATTCTAAGACTGACTTCTACAATCTCGAAGTCAAAGATTCTTGGAAAGTCAACAGAATTAGCAGATAACGCTATCAATAATTACTGGAAGAACCTACAGTTGGTTCGCCCAGCATACGTTATCCGTAACATTGCTGAAGAGCAGATTCGTGTATTCGGTACAGGACACATCTCATTCTTTAACAATCCAGGTATGGCACTTGCTATGTGGCTTGGACGTGAAGATGGAAACGCTTTAAGACGCTTACTGTATCAGTTTGATACATTCCGTCACAACTCACTAGGTGATGACTTCTCCACTGGAGATGAAGTTGCAGATTTACTTAACGAAACAACCTCGCACGAGTTTAAGAATTCATACGTTGACCTTATGTCTGCAGACCGCAGAGGTTCATTCGATGACCGTGCCATCAGAGTCTTACAACTCAAGGGTGTAGGTCGTGTACCATTCGGACACAAGCGTTTCTTTGATGGTCTAGCAAACTCATTGCGTATTCTGAACTCAGATGAGACAGCACGCGTAGTTGCTGGATACAATCCACCTTCAGTTGCTCAGGCAATCGCTAACGGAATGAAGCGTGAAGATGCAGTCGTTGATTACTTCTTGACTGGTGCTGGACGAAAGACACTAGACAGATTTGCTGAAGCACAGGACGAAACTGTTGCAGCGTTCCTACGCTCACCTGACGGATTACGTCAATATCTGTACACTGGAAAGTCAGCCGATAATGGCAAAGACATCTCAGTGCTCGCACGCGTTAACGAAGCAGCGGGTGGAAACAGGTCATTGCTTGAAATGATTCAAACTGGTAAGACTACAGTTGCTGGTATTACCTACCGTATCCCTCGTGCTAGTGATGAGGCTGTAAATTCTATCGAGAATGCCAAGGCTCTTAAGGCTGGCAAGAAGGCACTGCTTGCAAAGCAGGAAGAATTTGCTAAATCTCTCCGCGACGTATTTAGTAAGGCTGGAAACTGGGACGGTGTAGAGGTAAATGTCCCATCACGTAACCTTGCATACCTCGAAGGTGAACAAACTACAAAGGGTTTTGCTGCATTCGTAGATATGTTCTTCGAGAAGGCTACAGAATTTGAGAAGAATTCCACATTCGGTCCAGAGTTCCGTCAGGCATACTGGGAGGCTATCAACGTTGTAGCCAAGGCTCTTGATTCTAACGCTAAGTCTGCACTTGAAAAGACTGCACAGGGTTCATTGAAGCCATTGATGTTTCGTGGTAAGAACATTGGAGAGAAGCACCCAGTATGGAGTGCATTCAAGGCTTCAGATGGTAACGGACCGCTGACTCTTAAGGAAGCGCACGAGTATGCAGATACTTATGCTCGCAATAAGGTCAAGGGTTTGTTCTACAACGCACAAGAGAAGCGCCTTATCTTCCATCAGTTACGTCTTATCGCACCATTTGCTAACGCTTGGGAAGATACAATTCGTAAGTGGTCTGAGATTGGACTAGAAAACCCTAATCAACTATACAAGGGTGTCAAAACACTTGAATGGTTACAGAAGCCAGAGTCATCTGCTATCTATCAGGTAACTGATGCACGCGATATCTATGACCCTAAGCAAGGTTTCTTCTTTAATGACCCTGATTCAGGTCAGCGTCTATTCTGGGTACCATTTGCTGGCACTGTAATGAGTAAGTTGGCTAATGCTGCAACTCCTGGTGTATCACAAGGTGGAGCGCCTATGGCGTTTGCTGCAAGCCCTATGTCATTTAACTTCGCATTAGGTGCAGGTTCTATCCTGCCAGGTGTGGGTCCAGGTGTAACTATCCCTATCTCATTGATTGGTACATTCAATCAGGGATTCGTAGATAACTTGCCTGAAGGTGTAAAGAACTGGTTGTTCCCATTTGGTCGTTCTGACTTCAGTTCAGGACTTCAGTCAGCAATCCTACCTGCTAACTGGAACCGTATCCTCGGTGGAGCAATGGGTATTGAAGAGACATATGCGTCTAACTTCAAGCCTATTATGTCCTACCTTGCAGGTGGAGGTAACTATAACCTCGATGATATGGAAGACCAGGCTAACCTAGTCAAGGATACTGACACATTTGCACGTTGGCAGTCCATTATGCGTGGTGTTGTAGGTCTTGTATCTCCTGCTGCTCTTATTTCTAAGGGTCTAGCAAGTGATGAGAACGGCGATGCCACTACACATATGGCTCTCTATAATGACTTTGAAGAGATTCTAAAGACTAACGATGGTGACTGGAACAAGGCTTGGTATGACTTCCTTAACCTATACGGTCCATCACAGGCATTTGCAATCATTAGTTCTAGTTCAGGTAATGGTCCAACTAACT